CAAAACCTGCTTGCTTATCTGGTTCTGGCAACAACTCTGGTGGTTTCCATGCTTCTGGTCGCACTGATTGTTGACGAGTTTCTATTTCACGAGGTTTTCTGTTTTCAGCCATTTTGGGACTCCAGTTTTGTAAGTTCACGAGCATATTGCTCTGGGGTTAGATTGAATTTCTTTGCCAGTTGTAATTGCGTGGCGGTAAGTCTGACTTTTTTTGGAGAGGTAGACCTAGTTGCTGGGGCAACTACTGTGCTCGGCTTACTAGATTTTGTAGAGTTTTTGGTCTCTACCTCAGAAGAGTGTTTGGTCTCTTCAGCTATCCCAAATTTCTCTGGGAAACGTTGACGCATTTCTTTGTCAATCACGCCAAAATAGTGATCAGAGCCTACTGCTACTCCTTCACGCTCTAGGCGTCTATGAATACCCATTGCTAGGTAACTCATATCATCATCAGTCCCATACCAGCTGTTTTTGTCCAGCCAGGATTGGGTTTTTGAGTCCAATCTTTGGGTCTGAGGTATTTGTACCTCATTTTCTTGAGTTTGTAAAGTATCTTGTGAAAATTCAGGTTTATAACGATCTAACTCCTGCGCTTTCATTTTTACTTCGGTTAACTTTTCCTGAGCATCAACTAAAAGATCACCGTCTCCAGAATTATAAGCATCTTTATAAGCCTGTTTAGCCATTTCTAATTCACGGGAAACGTTTTCTTTGTAATTGCTTACAAGAGTTTGTTCACCAGCGGATAGTTTTGTCTTAAGGTTTTTGTTTTCCTCAAGAATTTTTTGAGCAAAATCAATAGCTTCTTGACGTTCTTTATCTGCAAGGTCTTTGGCTCTACGTTCATCGTGATAAACCTTTTTCATCTGAAGCAATTTTTTCTTTGCTTCTCCAGAAAAGGCCTCTAGGTCATCGTTATCAAGTTCTTCAACGATTTCAGCTGGCATAGGCTCTGCATTAGCCTTGTCCTCTACTGGTGTATCGTCTACCACCTCAATTTCAATGGGTTCTAGCTCCTCAACTTCAGGCTCTTCTTTAGAAACTTGGTCTGGGAATTTAAATTCCGTCATTTCCATATCTGCCATGATTTTCTCCTTATGCTCTGGTTATGCCACGGGGATCTTGGACTATTCCTTCTACAGAATCGTCATTAATAATTCTAAATTCACGTCCGTGGATCTTTAATCGTGTGCCAGAGTTTGGTCTGGCTAGAATAAAGTCACCTTCTTTACACCAAGGTCCTGTTGGGAAGCGAGTTGCGTCTTTGTAACAATCGGGTCCCATTTTGACTACAAAGAATACGGTTGAAAGTAGCTCTTCCGTGTGCATAGTGGTATCCGCTTTGAGAATACCGCTTTCATATTCCTTCTCCTGTTCTGGAATAGCAACCAAAATACGGTAGCCAGAAGGTTCTGGAAGGGCTTTTGCCTTTTCTTCGTTACTTGCACTAATGTTTACTGCGCCTACAACTTGTGGCTGATCGGGATTTGAGCCGATCAGTATCGTTGTATCACTCATCCGAGTTCTCCAATTTATGTTTGAGGTCTGTAATGTTCAAACACGCAGACTCAAGACCTCTTATTTGTCCACATGCGTACTTATATTCCTCAAAATTGATGCAATTTCCCGCAGAAATAGCTTTTTGGAGCATATCAATGCGTTCTCTGTATTCTCTTAAGAGGTAATCAAGATTTTGGTCCACTATTTTTTCCCTGTTTGAGGTTTATTAACATTGGCTACTGCTTGCATTGCTTTGAGTCCTAGCTCTTGCTTGTCTTTCTGTAGTTTGGACATCAGACTAGCCTGGGCTATACGCTCTTGTGAAGCAATTCTTTCCTTTTCAATCTGTTGCTGGGCTGCTTTAGCAGCTGCATCAGCTTGATCTTTCTGCATTTTCCGTTGTTCTTCTTGCTCTTTGAGCTGAAGTTCTTTGGCTTGCATTTGAATAACTGGATCTTGTGCTGCTTGTTGGGCTTGTTGTGCAGCAATCTCTGTTTTATTGCGTTTAAGCAACTCATCAGAGGCTTGTGCAGCCATCTTAGAGATCTGAACTTCCATATCCCGTGGGATAGCTTCTTCGTTTTCTTCCTCTCCAGTAGGCAATGGAACGCCCATCATTTCTTCCATTTGCTTACGGTATTCAAACGCTAAGTGCTGTTGAATATGCGCCATGGCTGCAGCCCCAATAGCCTGAGCTTGTGGGTTTTGACCAATTAACTGAGCCAATTTAGGGTCTTGCATGGCGTTCATATGCACCTGAATATGAGCTTGATGGTCTTGATACAGGAAAGCCTTGACTGGCTTCATGTTCAAGATGTTCATGTTCTCGGTTACAGGATCTTCTGGCATCTGATCATCTTCAATCTTCACCAGCTTCTTAGCGTTTTTAATGCCTAAAACTTCTAACATCTGGCGGTGCAATTGTCCTAAGTCGTACAGCTGCGGAGCTTGCTGGGCAAGTTGCAGAACTGCTTGATATTGAACAATCTTTTGCGCCATAGTTGCTGCATTTGGATCGCTAACTGGGATGACATCTACGTTGTCATAGTCAGATTGCTTGGCAAAACGAGTGCCAACGTCAGGCGTGTAGCTATAGTCTGGCGGTGTGTAATCACGGATGATGTCTTTAAGGAGCTTAAGTTCCTGTTTCATTGAGTAATGAACACGAGCTTGAACTGCAGACATGACTTTAAGGGTGCGCTCTAAAATTGCCAGCGTAGTACCCACTGGGGTGTTAGCTGACATATCGGCAATCTTCATATCCGATGCCGAGGCAAACCTACGACCCTCTTCTACAATTGTGCCAAGCAAACTATAGAGGACTTGTGAGGGTTCCTTATATGGTAATGGCAGAATGTTGTCTTTGAGAACCCCGCTTGGGACGTCAACGTCTCGGAACTCTCCAGGGCTGATCGGGGTGTCATCGCCTTTGATGCGCAATCCACGGGCCTTAAAGCCACCTGGCAAGTTGCTAAGTGTTCCAGCATCGACAAGCTGCCGAATAATAGACGTTCCAGACTTTGCAAAGGCGCCCACAAGATGAATGAGACCAAAGCAGTAAAAGCCAAAGCCAGGAACATACCCGTAATGCACGAAATGATTGCGTTTTTGTTTAGTTTCATCTTCAGGTCTCCAGTTTCTACGGATCGCTAATACTTTTTGCGTTCCCTTTTCCACGGTGACAATGTATGGAAGAGCAATTCCTGTAATGTTATCGTCTTCATCTTTGTCTTCAAAGCCCTCAATATCAAGGTTTACTTGAATTTCAAGGATCTTATAGCGGTCATCGGAGGTTGCTTGGAACCCCATTTTTTCCGCAATTTTCTTTTCTACTTCATCAAATGCTGTGACTGGTTCGCCAAGATCAATATCTCGGTAAAAGCCAGCAACTTGCAGCTTACGTAATTCGTTTTCTGTTTTGCGCATAACGTGGGTAACACGCTCGGCAGTCTGCAAATCAGATGCGCCATAAGGAACAATAAGGTCTTCTGCTGGCACAAATAAGGCTACTTGGCGGTTTAGCGATGGATCAAAGTAAACCTTTTTAAAGGCGTTACCTGAGAGTCCAAGACCCCAGCACATACGCTCATGTTCTGGACGGTACTCAGGCATTTTTTCCGTAATCTGGTAGTTCATGTCCTTTTGAACACGATCAGCAGACGCCATAATTTCAGGGGTTTCTCTGCCAATAACTACCGTTTTAACTGGACCAGCTGGAGGCAAAGTCTCCATAACTGTCTCAGCTTGGAACTTAACTAGGGCTTCGGATAACAGCGGATGGAATACGCCACAAGCGCCTTCCCATGGTTCTGCCCGAATTTCAATCTTTAATCCTAATAGCTCAATGCCATCGGTATAGGTTTGCATCCATTCTTTACGGGAAGATACGTCACCTTCTACATCGCCCAATAGGTCGTTGCAAATGGTGGCTAAGTAGCCTTCGTCTAGGTATTCAGCAAGGTTGGCATCAAAGTCATCTGCGCTTTCCTCTTCTGGTTCGATCTCAATCATCATTCCATCAATACCAATTTTGACGGATTCTGGATCTTCAATCTCAATCTCAATTGGTTCCATGTTGGCAGATTCTGCCTCTAGTCCTTGAGGTAATCCGTATAGTGCCTTATCTATTGCCATTATTTTTCCTTAGTAATAACTAACTGCTCGTTTAGATTTGAAGTATTTCACTTCATCTTCTTCATCGCTTTGCAGTCGTATGAAACCGCCTTTTCTAAAGCGTAATAGTGCCTGAGTTGAAGAGTCAACCAAGTCATCGTGGTCTGAATTAGGGAACGCTGCCATCTCTTCAATTACCTCTTCTGCCCACCGTTTCTTTGGCGCCCATACTTTTCCTGATGCAAACATGTCTGCTACAGAGTTTACACGGGAGATCTTGTCATTTCCACGGGTTGGCGTAAATTCTTGTACTGGTATACCCATGGATCTTAGCTCAAATATAAGAGGAGCACCAGAGGCTTTTGCTTCTACAACAAACGCATCTGGTTCCCAGCGTCTGTATAACTCCATCGCTCTGGCTTTTAATTCTGGAAATTCAAGGCGTTCTTTTTGGGCATCAAGCAAAATAATGTGCGCATCATTAGGGTCTTCGTTCATATAGAAAACGCCCCATGTCGTGCAAGCCGAGTAGTCTGAACGCTCATTCTTAGTAAAAGCCGTATCCCAAGACTGGATAACAAACTCACATGGCGGTGGGTTTTCTTGCTCCCATACCTGCCACCATTCACGCTTAACTAGCGCACCTTCTTCTGAGCTGGGATCTTGTTGATACTGCGCTGACCATTTAGAAATCGGCAGTTCATTGCGCAGCTTTTCTAATTCATCATACGACCAGAACTCAGGCCATAAGGGTTTACCTGTAGGAAGGATGGCGGGTAAGTTAATCACTTCCCATTCATCCCCGTCACGCTCAACCATGGACTGGAGTACTCTGCCCGTTAGATCCCGCTTAGACCAGCGGGTCATCACAATAACAATTGACCCACCTGGCTGCAAACGCTGGCGAGGACCAGAGCCGTACCATTCAAAGATTTTGTCGTAAACCGAAGGGTCGGAGGCTGCTAGGGCTGCTTCTTGTTCCGAGTGAGGATCGTCAATAATGAGCAGATCTGCTCCTTTACCAGTAACGGTACCGCCCACACCAATAGCAAAATAATCGCCATTAGCGTTAGTAGCCCATCGACCAG